GATTGGGGTTATTGGGTCAGTGATAAAGTTAAGAATATGATAAGGAGCAATAAATTAAAAAACATTATTAAACATAAAAAAACATTTGTTCCCAAACCGACTGATATAGCTATTTTGGATTTATTGCTTCCTGAAAGGATATTCAAAGTCTCGATGGTTGCAATACAATTCTATGCCCCGTGGGGAACGGCTTACAAAAGAATGCAAGAAGAAAAGCATATAGATTATTAAGGAGCTTAAAATGAAAGAAAAAGAACCGTCGTTTGTTGATGAAGTATTGAAGGAATTTGATAGTAATTTTACTCCCGATTTTTTAGCGGACGCAAATGCAGTAATGTATGAAACCAAAGCATTAAAACAATTTATTTCTTCAAAAATAATCGAAGTAGGAAAGAAAGAATTTGAGAAGGGTATGATTCTGGGTGCAAAATGTTCGGCAGACAATCATAAAGCGAACAATAAATTTATACTGGAAAGCACTGAACAATATATAAGTAAAAAAGAAAATGAGATGACTACTAGAATAACAGAAGCCGAAAAGAGAGCAGTTGAGAGATTTGCGAATGAAATATTAAAAAGTAATTTTGAAATAGAAAGATTGCAGAATTGTGAAATGATTAAATTCAATGTTGTTTCTGTCGGGGTAATAAAAAATGCGTTAAAAGAGTTTGAATGAAATAGGAGGTAAAATGAAAGAAAAAGAACCGTCATTTGTTGAAAAGACAATGGTCGAATTCGATATAGTATACGAGTTAATTCGCCAACGGTATAATGTTGGAATGACTTTCGATGTGGAACGATTAAAACAATTCACAAGAGAAAAAATAGAAGAAGCAGAAAGGAAGGGCTATAAAGAAGGTTGCACGGACAATCGGTGTATAATTTCCAGTCAAGATTATGTGGAAGATAGAATTAAAGAAGCTGAAAAGAGAGCAGTTGAGAGGTATGATTCAATCTTTGAAAGAAATGCTGTCGGACATTACACCACAACGGCAACAATAAGAAAAAAAGCACTTGCAGAGTTTGGGATTAAAGAATAGGAGGCTTTAAAATGACAGAACGCAATGTATTCATGATTATGTTAAGCGTAATTGTATTTGGGGTATTGATTATGATGTTTGGCTGTGCAACTGTGCTGCAAGCGTCGGAAGTTGACGACTTGAAAGCACAGATTGTCGGACTGCAATTGCAAGTGTCAGGGAATAGTCGGCGTATTGAAAAATTGGAAACACATTTAGACGCATTATATGTCGCCATTACAGGATTAACTATGAAAGATTTTCAGGATAGATTAGATAAGAAAAAAGGATTAAGCAAATGAAAAAATATAGAGACCCGGAATCATTCCTAATTAATATGATTGTATTATTTTTAGCATTTATGTTATTTGCTTATGTGACTATGTTATTTGGCTGTGCAACGCCGCCTAAATCAAAAGGTATGGGCTGGCAAGGGCATAGTATGCAAGGGATTACGGTTACGCAACTGCAAAGCGAGGATGGGACGTTCATTAATACTACGCCAGTTGACCCAGAGATTGAAGCCAGGGCCAAGCGGAAGGCTGAATTTCTCCGCCGTAGTGGTTTCCGATGAATCATATACCGTATTTATACTGGTTTTATTTAGGCGAGTTTATACAAGGCCAAATATCGAAGGCGGATAGAATACACATACCAGAGCTGATTGAACAGCTTTACAGTCAGAAATTGTTTGAAGAGTATTTAAAGGAGCGTGTATGAACCTAGTAAATGTAAGTAAATGTTTTGACGAGTTGCAGTATGATTGTTTAGCAAGGGGATAAAATGGAAAAGACTTGCGAGAATTGTAGATATTACGATAGTTGTCCGTTAGTTGGTAATGTTGCGTGTGATGAATGGGAGCTTGGCAATGAAGGGCAATACCAAAAGGGGGAATAATGGAAAAGATAATTTGTAGAGGAAGATTTATTCAAGAATTGCCGTCAGGAAAGGAAGATTATACTAACATGGCGTTTGAACTCAAAACTCCGACAGCGGAAGAAATTGAAAGGCTTGAAGATGGCGATGAAGTGTTAGCTAAATTAAAATTAGTAGATGATGGGCATTTGCCAGCTCGCAGTTTGTATGCACAGTCAATAGTCTACATCTTCCCAAAAACAGCACAGAAAGATGAACTTGATGAATTGAAATTCTTTAACACTAACACACCATACAATTCAGCGGCACTTGAAACCAAAAATATCATGGATAGATTCGACAAGCTCATTGACATCATAAAGCAAATGGAAAGGGAGCGTGGTAATGGAAAATAAAAACCCGTGTTTAACTTGCTGCCACAACAATAGCTTAGAGAAATGCCGCAAGGGGTTACCCACCAACAGAAAGACTCCGTGCCAAAGATACCAACCTGGCATATACAAAAAGCTTTCAACAAAAAAGCGTTGCCGCAATTATGAAAACAATCCAGTTATAAAAGAAATGCGCGCATACCAATTAGAGGTTGCCCGTTCAGCGCGGTGGTGAAAATTTGCATTGAGTTCAATAATATGTTATAATGAGCGCGTAGGTCAGACAAAAACTCATTGAGGAATAATGCGCGCGGCCTCAAATCAAATCCAAATAAATTCAAAGAGCGACCCGAAAGGGCTTGGCTCTTTTTTCTTTTTTACGGTGGGCGCGGGCAATCGGGACAAAATACAATTAGGCAAATATGCCGCGCTCGGTATTGACCTTGCGCCTACCCCAAATTTATGATTAAGATAATGGGTGTTTATCAGATTAGGAATATTGTTAACGGGAAACTTTATGTGGGTTCTTCTACTGATATACATACTCGTTGGCAATCACACAAGTGCAGGTTAAGACGCAACAAGCACCGTTCGCCACATTTACAGCAATCATGGAATATGTATGGCGAGCTGAATTTTAGTTTTGAGGTAATTGAAGTCATAGCAGATAAAAAAAATATTTTGATGCGCGAGCAATATTGGATTGATAAATGTATGTCAGCCTTGAACAGTTATGGTTACAATTTATCACCAGTAGCAGGAACGACACTAGGCTATAAGTTTTCACCAGAGTCGAAAGCTAGGCTCAGCAAGGCCAATAGGGGCAGAATAACCTCTGAGGAAACAAAAGAAAAATTAAGGTTGATAGGTTTGCGTAGAAAGCACACGCCCAAAGAAATTGAAAAAATGCGCATAGCCAATACTGGAAAACGGCATACCTTAGCCGCGCGCTTAAAAATGAGCGCTTCACGAAAAGGCAGAATCTGTTCTGAGGTAACACGCGCCAAGATGTCGTTAGTTCGCAAAGGCGTGCCATACGCCCCTGATGTGTTAGCACAGCGACGCGCGAAACGGTTGGAAATGCAAATAGATTTTAATAATACCTCACCCCAAGGAAACGCATAATTATGGCAAAAGGTAACCCTCACCCCAAGTGCAAATTCCCCAAAGGCGGGAAAGGTGGCCCAGGCCGCCCCAAGACGCCGTCAGAGGTAAAGGAAATCTTCGCACAGCGCGGCATGGAAGCGGTTGAGCGCTTGTTCCAGTTCAGTGAAAGCGCAATAGATGAGCGCATAAGATACGATGCAACGAAGGAAATATTGAACAGATGGCTAGGCAAACCCAAGGAAACGCATGAACTTACTGGTAAAGACGGAGCCGCCATTGAAACTACAAGCCCCAGGGAAATCCTCGCAGGTAAAATTAATGCTATCGCTCAAGCCCTCTCAGCGAAACAAGCTGATAGCGGAGCTCAGTGATGATGAATGCCTTGCGTTATTATATGACTGGGAATTTTGGGCTAGACCTGAGCAACTTCCGCCGGCGCAAGCATGGAGCGTATGGTTATTGTTATCTGGCCGTGGTTTTGGCAAGACGCGTACTGGCAGTGAGTTCATCAATTGGCGTGTGCGCACCGGCAGTAAGTACATAGCGTTAATAGGCAAGAGCAAAGCGGATGTAAGGGATACTATGATAGAAGTTGGCGACAGTTCAATTTTAAAGTGTTCTCCACCCTGGTTCATGCCTGACTACCAGCCGAGTAAGCGCCGTATTGTATGGCCAAACGGGGCCATAGCAATGGTATACAGCGGTGATGAGCCAGACCAACTCCGTGGCCCGCAACACGATACGGCTTGGGTAGATGAGCTTGCCAAGTTCCAATACCCCGAGGAAACCTGGGATAACATGGAAATGGGCTTAAGGCTTGGCGGAGACCCAAAAGTGATTGTAACCACAACGCCAAGACCCATACCGCTCATTAAAAAGCTCGTCACAGACAAAGACACAGTAATAGTTCGTGGCCGCACCGATGACAACATCGGCAACCTTTCAAGCAAGTTCATTGAGCGTATATATAACAAGTATTCAGGAACACGCCTGGGCCGCCAAGAGCTCTCTGGTGAAATACTGGAAGACCGGCAAGGCGCCCTCTGGACACAAACCCTCATTGAGAAGCACCGCGTCCGCCTGGCCCCAACGCTAACACGCATAATAGTAGCCATAGACCCAGAGGCCACAAGCACCGAAGACAGCTCGGAAACCGGAATCATAGTTGTTGGTGAAGGTTCCGACGGTCATTATTATGTAGTGCGTGACTCAAGCCTCCGCGCGACCCCGAATGTATGGGCCGGAGTAGCCGTCAACGCTTATCACGACTTATCCGCTGACCGTATAATTGGTGAGGTCAACAACGGTGGAGAGATGATTGAAGCCGTCATCCGCAACCTTGACCCAAATGTAAGCTACACCGCCGTCCGAGCGACGAGAGGGAAAATCACACGGGCGGAGCCAATTAGCGCGCTTTATGAGCAAGGTAAGGTACATCATGTGGGGTGCCTCCCAGACCTCGAAGACCAGATGGTTAATTATGTAGCCGGCGAGAAATCGCCTGACCGCATGGACGCTCTTGTTTGGGGCTTAACATTCCTCACAGAGAACAACGACAGTCTTGATTATGTTCTAGGGGCCAAAAGATGAAAAAACGCGACGCAGTCAGATTCCATAACGCACTCAAAGACATCCAGCAGTTACGCAATGCGCTCACTGACCTGGTTCCGGCGTTACCTTTTGCCACAGAGCAGATAAGCAACATGGAGACGCTCTTTGCCAATAACCGTTACACTCCACTCACAATCAACAGACTACTGTTAGCATACTTGTATTGCGAACACGGCATTATACAAACCGCCATTGAGCAACCAGTTCAGGACGCCTTCCGCGGTGGCCTAGACATTGAGTCCACCGAGCTTGACGCGGACAACATCAAACAATTCCAAGACTACCTCGAAGAGAAGGACGTCCTCGGCACCATTCAGGAAGCCCTCATCTGGAAGCGCCTATTTGGCGGGGCCGGCATTATCATCAATGCGGCACAAGACCCCGCGAACCCCTTCACGGCCGAAGAGTTCACTGACCTTGAGTTCTACGCCGCTGACCGTTGGGAGCTTAACGCACCAAACCGCAAGGCTGACAGCTATACATTCTACAGCGTCAAGATTGACGCAAGCCGTGTTATAACACTCACGGGCAAGAAGGCCCCGTCCTTTGTGCGACCTCAGCTTAATGGCTGGGGTATGAGTGAGATTGAGCATATGGTTCGCGACCTGAACGCATACTTTAAGAATAAGAACCTGGGCTTTGAGCTAATGGACGAAGCCAAGATTGACGTCTATGGCATTGCTGGCTTCAATAAGGCATTGCTCACTTCCAGCGGAACAAACATAATTCAGCGGCGCATACAGTTAGCCAACGAAGTCAAGAACTACCAGCGCGCCGTCGTCATGGACAAGGAAGATACATACGACCAGAAACAACTCAACCTCTCCAATACCGCGGACATGACAAAGGAATGCCGTATTGGCATTGCCAGCGCGCTCCGTATGCCAATTACCAAACTGTTCGGCATTAGCGCGGCCGGCTTCAATAGCGGCGAAGATGACATCGAAAATTATAATTCAATGGTTGAAAGCGACGTCCGTACACCGGCACGGCCAGTAATACGCAAGATTTTGGGCTTGTGTATGTACAAGCTTTTCGGCTTTGAGCCTGACTTTCACTTTGACTTCAAGCCGCTCCGTATAATGGGCGAGAAGGAAGAAGAGGAAATCAAAACAAGCCAGCAGAACAGAGTAGTAACGCTTTATAGTTTGGGCTTGCTCACTCCGGAAGAAGTAGGCAACGCGCTCAGCCAATATAAGTTACTACCCATGAAAACAGCACTAGAGCAAGGACTATTGACAGACCCCACACCGCCAGGGCAACAGAACGCCCCACAGGGCGACGGGCAAGGCCCCACAGATAGTAAACCAGGCACAAAGGACGATAACGGTGAAGACGCTCCGCCCGCAACCATTTAAGATACAATACGCCGAACAAACCCGCAAGGGCCTAAGCCGCGTATTATACGATATGCTCTTCCGCGAGCTACTCGACTCCGTCAAGGCATACACGGCCCAAAAAGCATTACTGAATGCAAATGTCAATGCGCTTGCCCGAGCCTTGCGCCAAGGACGGATACAGTACATAGACGGAATGTTCGTCGGTCAGTTTTCTGCTCCCTTAGGCAGAGAGTTGCGCGCAATCGGTGCCACTTTCGACAAAACTCGTAAGGCTTACAAGCTCCCTCCCAGACTTCTGCCTTCCGATTTGCGCGCGGCTCTTAGTTTTGCAGACGCACAAGCCAAAGTACTAACGGATAATCTCCGTGGCGCGCTCAAGCGCACCGAAGAGCAACTGAATTTTAAGCTTGCTAAGGTTGATGTAGTCAAGCCGGCAACGGTTAAGGCTATCAACGCCGACTTCCAAAAGGTGGTTGAGGCAATCAGCATTAAGCCACAAGTCAGCGCAGAGGCACAAGCCAAGATAGCCGAAGAATACAATGACAACATGAAGATTTATATTAAGGACTTCGTCCAAGCTGAAATCAAAGAGCTCCGCGACATTGTCGAAGGTAACGCAATGGCCGGAGGCCGGTATGATAGCTTGATTGCTGGCTTTAAGGAACGGTATGGCGTAACGCAGAACAAAGCCAAGTTCCTCGCCAGGCAAGAAACCGCCCTCATGATGAGCTCGTTCCGTAAGGCAAGGTTTACCGAGATGGGCGTCAAGCATTACCGTTGGAGTGCAGTACCAAGCGCAAGACCAGACCACAAGGCCCTCGACGGGAAGGTGTTTGCTTATGCGAATCCGCCCGTTACTGACAGGGCCACCGGCGCACGGAACAACCCTGGGCAAGATTTTAACTGTCGGTGCGTTGATGTGCCGATTATAGGAGAGTAATTATGAGGAACGCTTTTAAAGCGCCATACAAGGTAGTCAAAGCTGGCCCCACCGGCAACCTATGGGCCATTCAGGACGCCAACGATGTTGAGGTTGATGTCTTTGATAAGTCCGAGAAAGCCAAGGCTCAGGCTAAGTGTGATGCGCTTAACTCTAAGCACAATTTACTCACAGACCACACAGCGCGCCGGAACAAAGGTGCGACTAGGTATGGTACTAAAGAGAACGATTCCGCCAGTGATTCCACGGGTAAGGCTCTTGATGTGGGCGACGCCGTAGTTTATATTGGCAGTAAAAAAGAACACAAGATAACCAAGGTGGATGAAGGCTATGTCACACGCTTCGGCGAATGTATAACCCTTGTTGCGGTAACCTTCAAAAGTTTCTATAATCTGTTCTTTATTCATTTGAGTAGAGCCTTCAACTCTTGCCTATGGTGTTCTTCCTCGGCCATTATCTCGAGGAACTTTGCCTTCACCGCGGGGTCTTGTGCGCCGGCGGCGTCTTGCTTGTAGCCTTCAATTGCGGCCACCTCGCCGTCAAGCTGGCGTTGTATCATTACTGCGTCGGGGTGGGCATTCTTTATTGTGATTA